TATAAATTCCTTGACGAAACCTTTTATCTCTTTTTAAAGGAAGCATATTATCCAACTAACATTATTGCTTGTTTATATTCATTTATTGTAATTGGAAAGAATTCAAGAATGTCGCCATTATTAAAAGAATGTAATGAATTTGATTGTCGTTTTATAACATGTGTTTTATTATTTTTTATTTTTATGAGCATCGGCGACGTTAACTTTGTTTGATCTATAAAATCTCTTTCACAAGAAAAATATTTGATATCATTATTATTTATTACAATTTTAAATGGTTTTGATTTTGGTTCAATATATAATTGCCCCTTAACATCTCTTAATTTTTTTCCTTGTCTTGGATGTATATAAGAATCTCCATATATTTCTTTACCCGTTTTTCCTTTGTGTGGATGTACCCAATTTGGATCATTTAATCTTTCACGCATAGTTATATTAATCTGAGATTCTGAAATTTTTTTATGGAAATTTAATTCCTTTTCAGTAAATCCATGTTTCAATATTCTTTCCTTTCTTTCATTTCCAGCATTTATTTGTTTTTCTGTTAAATTTCCAGTTTCATGTCTTAATCTTATAGAATCAATAGCTTTTTTGCGATTTTCAGGACTGTGTAGTATTTGTACAGTATTTTTCCTGGATTGTATTTCTTTTGGTGTCAATCCAATTTTAGATATTCTTAATTTATAAGAATTAATTCTATTTTTTCTCGCTTGTTCTGTATGCATTTTTGTTGGATCGGATTCAGCATTTTCAATAATTAAATTTGCAAATTCTTTAGAATCTACAATATTCCACAGTTTTGAATATTTTATACCTTCTTCCGATATAATATTTTTTTCATCAGATTCTTTAAGAATTATAGTAGATATGTCTTTTCCATATTTTCTTAAATGATTTAACCAATATGATCCAGATCCTTTATATTTAAAACAAGATTCTTCAGTTCCATAATGATAACATAAATATTTTAATCCAGATTTATTTTGAGTTTTTAATAAAAGATAATGTTTGTTATTCATACATTTATTTATAGTTATGGTAATTTTATACCATCACTATTAGGAAACTAAAAAGGAAATAGGAGCAAAATCGCCATATCCACCTTCTACCAACATTGTTTCTAATGCTTCTTTTTCTCTAATACCTTCAGCGAGAATAGTATCACCACTGAAATTCCCACCACCGAGTAATGACACTCCTGTGATTTTTGTAAGGATTCTTCCCCACATCACTTTTGCTAAAGCCACACTGTATTCTAATACCCACTTTTCTTTTATTAGATCTCTTATTGGTCTTTCTACGTAACATGATATTACTCCATAAAATCTTGTATTTTTTGGTTGCGGGTAGAATTTTAAATATTGAGTTCTTGCATCAAAATGTATGTCTCTTCTTATTGCTAAAAGCTTTTCTCTTGTATCAATCCAATCTTTCATGGTGTGCCATGAAAGGAGATCGAATCCGTAATTACCCATCGCATAACTAAAATATGTTTGTTGAGCAAGTGTCTGTTCTAAAGTGAATAGTGTATTAATTCCTTGATTACTACCTTCTTCAAAATCTGTAACGGATATTACTTTTCTATAATCCATCGTATCATAATCAAACATATTATTGTATTGTGTTGCATTTTCTATATTTTGACACTGTGAAGATATTTTTCTTTGCGGAGCCATTTTGAAATATGAACTTAATTGCGGTCTATATGATGTAAATTGATTATATATTTCAGAGTTGATTATTTGCATTTCATAAATTCCATCTGATGCAACTGCAGAGCTTAATGAGCTACTTGCTGAAAAATAAGTTTGTGGAATTGAAGATAATGATATATACAATGCTTCTGGAATATCCACAGTGAAATCTGGATTTGATCTAGCTGGTTGTTGTAATTTTTGACTTAATGTAAACCCTGTATTCGCAACTGTAAAAAGATGATCCAATCGTATTCCTTTGTTTGTTTCATATAAATTGCTATCAAATATCAAATATTCTTGAGTATATCCAGCGTACTTTGTGAAAAATTCAATAGCCATTGAAATAGAATCATATAACTGGTCTGGATGAATTTCTACATTTATAATTGGATGTCCTAACATTCTCATAATACGCTCACCCAATTGTTGAAAACATTCAATCCTTGAATTTAAATTCGTTGACATGAATGCGGATATTGGACTTATTTGACATAATTGAGACATAACTGTATTTAATCTATTGCTTTAATTAAATAATATTGTGGCAATTACTGATAATAATGGAACTTTCTATTTTCCGATATCTTGCGGAGTTCCTAGTCAAGTAGGTATCGATTTAAATGCAAATAATGGTTCTAGATATTATTATCTTTCAGCCAATGATTTTATTTTGTGGGGACAATCAACTAGATATAATCATGTTACATCTAATAATGGAACCACATATTATTTTTATCAATGCGTTGCTGCGAGTACACCTGGATTTAATTTTAATTCAAACAACGGAACTGGATTTTATTATTCCTCTTCGTTTAATTGTGTGAAATTCTGTAGTTAAGCTGGTGCTCCTTCACCAGGAGGTGGTTCTGTATTAGCTTCACCAGCGAATGGTTCTTCTTGTGTTGGTGGTGGTTCTGCTCCAACTGCTGCTGGCCCTCCACCAAAGTCTGGTGGCATTCCCCCACCTCTAAGATCAGGTGCTTCTCCAGCTTCTGTTGGTTGTCCACCAGCTTGTGCTAATAATTGAGATTTCCAATTCGGTCCACCGTTTGTTATTTGTTGTAATTCCCAAGTAAATGCAGCATCTGAGCGACGGAATTCTCTATCAGCAAGAACTTCTTTATCTCCCCAACCAAGATATTTTTTCTTTGCAAATGTATCTGAAATATTTTGGGTATTCATAACAGAACTGTACATTTCAACTTTTAATTGTTTCTTTTGATTTTCTCTCATTTCAAAAAATGTTCCAGGTGGAACAAATGAAACATCTATATTTTGTTCTTCGACATCATATTCATCAAACATTCCACGAAGTTTGATATGAGTAATAAATCCTTTTTTAATAGCAGCTGCAAATTTTTGCTGTTGGCGAATAATCATTTTTGCAAATTTTAATTCTTCATTTAAAATTTGAGCACCATCCGAAAGACCACTATCATCTTTCAATCTACTGGTTGGAACTTTCAAAGAACGATAAAGTTTTTTAAGGAACCAATCCAACACATCTAAATTACCATCGCTTGGTTGTCCTCCAAAAGTTTGAACTGATGTTGCTTCTTGTCCTTGACGCTTTGCAAACCAATAACTATCCAACGTTGATTGTGGATTGTATTTCTTGACAATATCATTTTGATCAGAATCAAATGTTTTGGTAGACCAATATTGTTGTTGTAATTTACGAAGATATGATTCAGCTTGCGGCACTGGCATTCTACCAACGTCTACATTAAACATGAAACGAAGAGGCGCATGCACCATTCTATGAATAACTACACTATCTTCAATCATTGATAATTGACGATATGCACGACGACAATTTTCAACAAATGGAACTACATATTCTTTTGTTTCATTATAAGCTTCATTATTGACATATATGATTTGATTTTCTTCAAATGGAATATATTCAAATTTTTCAACTTTTTTTGGATCTTTTGGATCAAATATTGGTTTTTTGTATAGAAATCCTTTGATTAACATGTTTTGTATATTTCCATATACAGGATCAATGTTATCAGCTGGTAAATTTTGTACAGCTAAAATTCCTTGTTTGGTATAATTTTCATGAATTATATTTTCAAAATACAATTCACCTTCTATTAAAAATTGTCTAAAGTATCTCCATCCTTTATTTTTTAAATCAAAATGATTTAAAAATTTGTCAAATTCATCAGATATTTTTTCCTTTTCGATGGATTTTAAATTATCATTAACAAATAAAATTTTCATTATATTTGAATTTTCATCATAATTTATACATTCATCACAAATTTCATCTAATGCATCAGAGACTTCTGAGTATGATGCAATTGATCTATAGTCTCTTAATCTACCTGGTTTATCTTCAGAAACTGTTGCATACATTACATCTCCGAAAGATGAATCTTTATGCATCATTCCATAAGCCGTATCATTGTAATCATTGCTTAATGCAATTGAATTTTTAGAAATTGCTTCAGCTCTTCGCATTCCAACTTTTTTGAAATACTTGTATTTTGTATTTTTATTTTCGTCAGAATCTAAAATATCATAAGAATTTGTACTTCTTGAATTCAAATAAGAAGTCATGGATCTATTAAAAGTCGCACTTCTCCCATCTCTGGAAACAAAATTCCTATTTGAATTTGATGTTGTAGAACTGTCAGACCCTGCCATATATCTTATTTAGGTATAAATATTAAATATCAATTATTTTAATCATCGTTTTGAAAATGGATATTTGGAAGATGTCCACCCAGCACTATTGGCAGTTACTATAGTAAAGTTTGCACTTAAAGCTGATAATAAATTTTCTGGAAATGATATTGCTACATTATTATCTGTATATGTAGTTATTAAGTTTTCAGGAATTTTATAAGCCGATATAATCGGAAATCTAGCCGTTTTAATTTCTACAAAATTTAATGAGAACTGTTTTGTTTGCGGGGAACTTAAATACCATGTATTATTGTAACCAAAACGCTTTCCTAATATTAAGAAATTATTTCTTACTTTATAATTAAATGCGGTGGGTTCTGATAATGGAATTATGTCTCCAGAAACTGAATAATAAAAATTAGTAAATTCTGGATATGCTGATATTAATATAGTATCAGACTCAACATATGATGCTGATAATGTTGGATAATCATCATATCCTGTTACTCTTGATGCTAAATTTTGATTTATAAATTTGGTATTAACAACATAAATAGGAGCTTCTGGATTTTGCAATGATGGAAAAAGCCAACCTTTTATAGTAAAAGTTGTATCAGCACTTATTCTATATTTGTCATCAACTCCCAATGAATCTGGTGTTGTATAAGAAATATTCCCAGCCCATTCAATTTGAACTCTTAATTCATCAGTGAAATCCAATCCAAATTCTTCTGGAATCTTCCAAGAAACAACAAAATAAGGATTACAAACAGTAACAAAATTTTGAATAATTTGATCAATATCTTCTTTATATTTTGCAATTATAGATACTTTGACATCCATAGTTACAGGAATCGGTGTTGGGATTTTACCAATCTTTGAAACATTTCCCAATAATGGTCTGTATATATTTTGATGTTTATGGAAAACCCTGTCTGGATCTCTAGATAATCCAGTTTGCTCTATTGCTACAACTGGTAAAGTTAAAGTTTTTTCTTTTGTTACTATATCATGTATTACTCGCTGCTTCGGCCCATGTATGTATCTAACTTGTATTTTAGATTCTGGTGTTTTTGTATTAAAATCATATCTATATACGAAAGCATCATCGAATGCTGATGTAAAAAGCATTAATAAATCAAGTTGCTCACGATGATACGAATATTTAATCACTTAACTTATTTAAGATTTTCTTTCATTATTGAAGTCTATCTAAAAAGTATTTGGGTAACTTTTTCTTATTTTTGGCAATTGCATCAAATATACTACCATCTAGTATATAAGTAATGCACTCGTCTGTTGTTGCTCTCACACCTCTACCGCAAGCTTGTACCAAATTACAAAGCATCTTATTAGAATACCAATTGTTATCAAGTTTCATCATTTTTTCAACTCTTGGATCTTTTGTTGGTAGCCATGGAGCTTTCAATATTATTTGAAATTCGGCCAAGTCTCCTTTTAAATCAACTCCATATGTCATAGATGGAGATACCAATACACTAGCTTTGGTTTTTTTCGAATGCTTTTCTAGAATTACATCATTTGATGTTCCTAATTCTCTACAAAGTAATCGATCAGAATTTACATTATCTCTGATATAATCAGTTATAAATTGAGTGTGCGTATGTATAATACCTTTTTGATCTTTATGTTCTTCTAAAATTCCCTCAATTTGTTTGCAAATTTTAGGAAGTAACGATTTAAGATTAGTATAATTAATTTTTTGTTTAGCTAAAATATAAATTGGAGATTTTTCAGGATCGAATTCTGAATTTACTTCAATATATGAATATTTTGAAATACCCAAGTTATTACAGAAATTAATTGGATCTATTATAGTAGCACTCAATAAAATAATATGATCCGCGTTATCAAACAAATGTTTACTTAATTTATCAATTTTTAAAGGAATGAATTTCAGAATTGTATCTCCATGTTCAATGATATATTGACTATCATAATATGTTTCTATTAATAATTCTATTTTTTTAGAAATATTCAATAGTTTTGAATATTCAGCTTTCTTTTTATGAAATTCGGAATCTTTATTTTTCTTATCTTTAAAATAATCCAAATATGAATCGATTGTGGTTTTTATTTCAGATAACAATTTACCCAACCAAGATAAAACATTTGAAGCCTTTTCATCAGAAGGAAATGCTGATATTTTAATGTATGTTTTTTTCAAAAAAGATAAATCTATTTCACAAGTAAATTGATTTACTAATTGTTCTTCTAACTCTGAAGCTTCATCCAAAACCAATATTTTTCTTCTTTTTAAATGTTCTGGTAAAGAAAAATACATACTATAATTCAATATTGCAAATTCACTTTTCAACATCGTATTTCTATCATTATAGTAACTGCACCTATTACAACTCCAACATTCTTTCTTTAATGCTGGCATGTATATACACGGAGCGACATCAACAGTCAACATATCATCATAATTACATTGATAATTAGATTGGCCTTTTAATACTGAAGCAGAATCAAATGAATTTTTATATTGATCTTGTAATGCTTTCGTAATAGTCAACGCATATATACCAAATGATGATTCATCATCTACATATTCAGATCCTTTTTCTCCGAATATACTGTAATCATCAACTCTAGATTTCCAAGTATCGCTTGGTCCTCCTATATACTTGGCCAATGTTGGAGCGAAGAATGATTTACCAGATCCTGTTGGAGCATTGCAAACTATAAATTTATCACCGTTTGCAATAGATTGCTCTATCTTTTTTAGAATCTTAACTTGTAACGATGATGGATTGTAAGATTCGGGGAAATTAAGAATTAAATTAGACATTTTAAACAGACTACTTCAAAAAATTCAAATGTCAATTGATCAAAATTTCATAAACAGATAATTGTTGTATATTTTAGATGCGTTGCTTTTATCACAAAGTAACATTTTATAATAATTTTCATTTGATGGTGGGCAAAAAGCACTCAAACAATAATCAAATATAAATCCATTATTAGTTTCTATTAATTTATAAGGATATGGAAGTTCATATTCTTTTTCTATGTCACCTGTTAAGATTTTAAATCTTATAAAAAATTGTTTGATATTGAAAACTTTAATTTTTCCAGAACGCACAGATTTATCATCAATAACAAAATTGACATTTTTTAAAATACATTTTTTTAATTGTTGTTCAATGTTATTCATTTTAAGTATCCATAAAATTAATTTTTTGAGCTGGAGTCATAGTATATAAAACTTGATTATAATATTTCCAAAATGAATCGTTTCCTGGGATTGTTTGAATTAGATAGCAATTTTCCATACTTACATTTCTATAATCTTGCATTATAATATCCCAGACTACGACTATGTTGTGCTTAACTTCATCTATTCTTCTTGGACTTCTTGGAAATCTAAAATTTAAAGATATTTTTCCATTGGTACTGTTTAAAATTTGAATACTGTTGGTGCATAACATTCTTCTCCATTGTGCTCTTGGTGGAACTGGTGCTCTTTCTGGAGTTCTTCTTAAGAATATAATTTCACAAACATTTGAATTTAATAAACTTTTTAATTCAGATCTACCAATTTTTCTCCTAGTGCGATTATTGATATTGCCTAAAACTGAATTTTTTATATTTCTAAAAAATTCAGCAGCTGATTTGATAATATCAGATAATTTAGGAAGATCCATCTAAATTATTTACTGTCTATTTTACTATTAACTTTACAAATTCCAAAAATTCGCTGTTCATTAATAAATAATCCGTTTTTAATTTTACCATGATCTTCAATTTCTAAATTGGTAATTGGTATTCCCATATTATTTGGGAATACAACAATATCTCCAACCTTAGTGTATTGAACTCTGGGTCCATTCAGGATAACTTTTCCTTTTCTCCAAGCATTATGAATTTGGTTAACGGGAATTGCAATTCCTCCTCTTAAAATATATTCAGATCCACCATCACCTCCCTGTATATCGCAATACTCAATTAATATAACATCATCAAATAAATTAGATAACATGAAATTATCTAGCCCAAAATCAGTGGGTAACATTTTATCTGAAAGATCAATGTGTGATCGTTGTGGAAATAAGGCATCTATTGAAACTGACATATATAAATTTAATTATATATCTTCGGATGTCAAGTTTTCCCATTCTTTTTTTGAATAAAAATCAGGAATAACTTTTTTTGGAGTTTCTTTATTTTTATCTTTTTTAATTTTTTTAATATAATTGATCTTTTTCTTTTTTAATTTAGGAATTATATTTTCATAGAATTTATATTCCTCTTCCGTTGATTTAAAAATTCCATGATATTTATTAATTGTAGAATTAATATAATCTATATATTTTCCATCATCATAAAAAGAAAAATATCTTGTTACCATATAAGGAACAAACTCTTCTAAAGATTCTGAATCTATTTCTTTAGAAGAATTTTCAAATAATATATGATTTATTGCTTTGAACATTATGTTGTTTATAAATATATTTTTTTAAAATCTTCAACACTGATTAAATTCAAAGATTCTACCCTTCGTCTTTCCAGAAATGAATAATCATATGGGTTTTCTTCAGGAGAGACAGGAAGCAGAACTTGACTTCCACGACGAATAATAGCGCATCCTTCATCCGTGTCAACTGTATGAATAGTTAGATCAATTTCTTCCATACGAAGCTTAACGATTGCTTTCCAAACATCACCATTCCAAGCATCGGAAACACGTTCTGGTCTTTGAACAATTTCATTTAAAGGATTACAATCATGCACTATAATAGTACCACTATTATTTAAATATTTTAATGAATTTTTAATATCTTTATATACTTGTTCAAATACATGCAACCCATCTACGAAAATAATATCATAATTTTGATTTACATGATTTGAAAAAAATTCATCAGATGTCATCTGATATGTAGTTTCAAAATTTGGATCAATACCATGTTTAATATCAACTTTTATTTTTTCCCAACTCCTATCAACATTTGGATTATTGATCCCTATTTCTAAATAGGATGTGTATCCGTATTTGTTAATCAATTCATTAATAATTTCTGCTCTATTCATAATAATTTCTGTTCTATTCATAATTTATTTTAAAATATATTCATTCAACCTGTCCCAAAAAAAGGCATATTCTTTGCAAAGTTTGAAATTTTCTAATACTGCATTTAATTTATCATAATAATCTTTTACTGATAAATTCTTTATCACTTGATTCATTTCTTCGATGTTATTAACAATAAACATCCCTTCAGTATTAAAGTATTTTGATATATTTGGACATCCCCAATATATTGGAATTGTTTTGCTGATCAAACAATCAATTAGCTTTTCAGTGAAATAATTATTATATCGTGAATTTTCGATACATACATGAAACATTGAATCGGTAAATAATGGTATTTTTGATGGTATATGATTATGAGGAATAAATATCTCCCCTTCAAACCCTGATAAATCCACTATATGTCTTAATTTATGACCTTCTAATTGATTTTTCCCAGACTTTATAAAAGAAATTTTAAATTTTTTATCTTTTATATTAAAGACATCTTTATATTCAGATTTTTTTTCAATTCGTTCTAGTTGTTCGTTCATTAATACCCAACAAGAACCAAATGCAAAGGATTTAGCATTATTACAGATTGCTACAATTTCATCATCATATGAATATATATGATCAAATAATTGGTAATTGTTTAATATTTCATTTTTAATATAATTTATGGGTGGTGGTTCCAGACCATGTAACAATATTAATTTTTCATATTTCAATCTATCATTTATTAAATGGTAGTTAAAATAGTCGGTTGATGGTTCTATGACTACTCTACATTTAAAATCTATCTCATCTAAATGAGTATTGTCGGTTACAGTACCGTATAATTCAGGTTTCATAAATAAAATTCTTTTTTTTCAATTCATCACGATGATTTATTACATATTCAGGCAATCCCTCCTCATCAACCCTCCAACCATTTTTTCTATATTCCATATACTGAGTATGATATACAGGATGTTGAAAATCATTTATCTTTTTTTGAACTCCACCCAAAGCATTGAAATGCCATCCTCCATTATCAATAAATTTATAAATATGGTTCATTTTGTTTTGTGTCCTTATATGATTTAAACATTCATTTTTGATATTTTTCCATCTAGTTACGATAGGACCAGTAAAATATGTCCAGTTTTCATTTGTTTTAATATTAAGATATTCTATATAACAATTATTAATTTTTGGTTTATAAATATCAACATCATTTATATCAAATTTTAAACCATAATTCCAAATTTCATCAACATCTGAAACCCAACAAATATCGTTATCATTTAAATCCACCAATGCTTTTTTTATACTTTCCTTTTGAAAGAATTCAACCAACCAACAAATATGCCCCCTATCAACATTGCTACTATTTAGAGCCATCTGTAGAATCTCCTGATCGCAATTTGGATCATCAAACGATGTCGGAGAATCTAAAACCTTGTAATGGATAATCTTATCGTGGAATTTCTCAAAGCGTTCCTTATTCTCTTCGTAATACAACGGCTTATCAACACCACTGAAAGTCTTGTCCGCTTCCACCAATACAAATTTATCCACGTATGGATCGAGAATATTCAATCTCAATTCCAACATGTCGAGTTCGTTGTTAAAGCTAAAAATATCGTAAATCATTTTGCATAGTTAATATTTCTTCCCCACGTTGATGTGAAGTCTTGATCCAATGTTTCTATATATGTGTTTAACTTTTCATAATCTTTTTCTATTTCTTCTGCCCATCCTTTTTTGGATACTCCAACCCCCGATCTTCCTTCTGTGTAGGTATTATCATGATTATTACCAGTTATATCATGTCTATCATGATATATACTAATCTCTCCAACATTATGCAATAATCCCAATCTTTTACTCAAGATGTCGATCCATGAATCGGCTGCTTGGACATATGACAATCTACCTGTTAAGTCGAACCACTTCCGAGGTATTATGGGAAATAATACTCCCTGCGTATTCCAGTAATGTTGCATATTACTAACTTTAGGACTTATCACACAAAATTTCTCATGTTCTTTAATTAGGATATCATCCCACCCACCACTCTCCATAATAGCATCATCATTCCACAAAAATAAAGAATCGCCAATTGATTTTTCAGACAATTCATTATAATAATTATTGAGATTTAAATAATGATGCCTCTCACATAAAAACATCTGTATATTATCTTTAGATTTAATGTATTCTTCCGTATCACGAACGGTATCTATATCATCATTATCCATTGCAAGTAATATCTCAAAATTATTCACATTATTGCAAGTATCCAATAGTGATTCCACAGAATTTTTAAACGCCGCAAATCTACCTCGTGTTGGTAATAACACACTGATTTTAATTTTTTTATTCATTTTAAATTATTTCAAATTTCGGACACGGTACGATAAATTTACCACCTTTGTTGAGAAATTCTTTTTCTCTTTCAACAAATTCATTTATGAAATGCCAAGGTAATACCAATAAAAAATCTGGGTTCGCTTTTCTCATTTCTTCTTCAGAATATATGGGAATATTAGTTCCAACAGTATGTAATCCCCATTTGTCAGGATTTCTTTCAGCGATTCCATCGATCATTGTATTATCAAGTCCAAAATATTGTAGTAAGGTATTACCCTTAGTGGATGCACCATACCCCCATATAACCTTACCCTTAGATTTTTGTTCCAAAATGAACGAAACGGTTTTCACTTTCAACTCATTTATACGTTTAAAAAATTCAATCCAAATTTCAACCTTATCTAACTCTAAAGATTTCTCATAAGCTAATATAGAATTGACTCTATATCTGGCGACATCTCTATACGGTTGAGTTCCAAAAGTTTTTAAGTTAGCATTATCCTTCATCACGTAAACCCTAAAAGACCCCCCATTAACATCGTTTAATTGACAGTCCACTACTTGAAATCCATTTTTCTCTAAAATATTCTTAATATTAAACAGTGAGTAGTAATACATATGTTCATGGCATATATTATCGAAAGCTAATTGCTCAATCATTAATGGGGTGTAACTCATCTGTAACACCCATAGACCGTCATCCTCTATTATATCATAAACATCTTTAATGAATGGTATTGGATTTTCCAAATCGTAAAACATTGCGATTGTGGTTACAACTTTAGCTTTCAAATGACCGAATTTACTTTTCTTGAGCAATGATGCATTGAAGTAATCTTGTATAATCAAATCCGCGTGTTTTTCAGATTCTTGTTTATATGAATCATCTACTGGATCGATACCAATCCTAATTAAATTTTTAGGTAGATAACTGAGCAATGTTCCATCATTACATGCGATATCAACCCACATATCATTTTCTTCAAGTTTTGTGACATCATGTATAGAGTTTACGATTCCCTCTAACTCTCTCTTCATTGTATGATTTATACCCGAACGATACCAATATTTACCAAACATATCACCCAGCGGCGTTTGTTCTTGCAATCTAACCGCACCAGTCTCTTCATCTAGCATCATTTTTAATTCTACCTTTCCACCTCTAGATTTCCCCCCCTCGATTAAAAAATCTGAAACGTGTAGCTCGCCTAATGTGAATAATTCTTTCATAATCTAATTGTATTGTAGTTTTTAATAAAATGCTTTATGGTTTCTTCCAAACCAACTCGTAATGTCGTAAATTCGTAATCTCCGATTATAGATTTTAAATATGAATTATCAGATGGTTTCTTGAATTGCCCATCGGGTTTAGATGTGTCAAATATTACTTTATTTTTAAAATCCATAATATCGCATATCATTTCTACAACTTCTCTAATAGAAACTTCGTTAGAAGTTGATAATATAATCGGAGATGTTCTATTATATTTATCCATCAATAATTTTATTATATTTGCAACGTCTTTGGCATAAATAAATTCTCTCAAAGGATTACCACTTCCCCAAACATGTAAATTGGTATTATTTATTTTAGCTAAATAAACCTTATGTATCAAAGCTGGTATGACATGAGTATTTTCTAAATTATAATTATCATTAAGTCCATACATATTACATGGTATAACGGCAAAATATTTCGTGCCATATTGTTGATTATACGATCTAATTTGCACCTCTGCCATTCTTTTAGAATAACCATATCCATAATTAGTTTCATGTGGTGGTCCTAAATGAATCTTATCTTCTGTTAATGGATATTCAACGTCTGCTGGGAATATACATGTAGATAGAAACACTACCAATTTTTCGACATTATTTAATCTACACGATTCAATAATGTTAGTATTGATCATCAAATTATCGTAGAAATATTCTCCCATAGCTGATATATTACCACCTATCCCGCCAACTTTAGCCGCGCAATGTATAACATGTGTTGGTTTATAAGTTTCGATCAACCTATTTGATTCTTCGGGTATTCTCAAGTCAAATTCTCTACCGACTTTAACATCAGCTTCTAATATAGATCCCACCAATCCATGCCCCCCAGTGACTAATACTTTACCCATAAATTCCTGTTCTTTTTTTGTATTTTTCAAATTCCTCAACACATTCATCATATCCAAACAATGATCCTCCCCTATCAATATAGACATGATCCCTGAAAATGTTGTAGCCACATGCCCAATAACCATCAGAGATGTTGTGCCTACCCCAATATTTTGGAGCTAGTATATATTTTACGGTGTCACTCAGAAGAGTGGCAAAATATGGGAAGCTAGAATTCGACAGAATCAAATAGTGGGCGTTTTTGATGATTGAGAAATCCTTGCCAATATCAAAATGTTTCACTTCAAAATCTGGAAATTGTGCGCTTGCCCGTTCAACATCATCCGTGATTACTACAAATCGGAAATTTATATTTATCGTCTGCATCTTTTTAATCGCATACTCCCAATACTTTCCATTTAAATGAAAATCCGAAACACTGGCGTATTCTCCCCCCCGATAATTAATGATGCAAATATTTGGATCAGAATAATCATAACAATCTTTTTCTGGTTTCACCTTCAACCATTGACGAATCTCATTCTTGCGATGAATGATTCTATCTTCTGATTGAAAAATACCATCAATTTTGGTATTATCTTGGATCAGTTCCAGATTGAGATCGTCAATAGTTACATTGGAACCATTGGGAAGATACAACCATCTTTCCTTGAAATAGTGCTGGATACCATCGGGAAGCGTATCAGGTGGCCCTCCTTCTCTCCCTGAACCACCCGTAACGGGTAATCCAAAATCCAAATCCATCAAATCCAAACACTTGAACTTGTGCGGATTCATGATCCCAAAATCATATCCCAAATCTTTGGCAACCACTCGCGTTGTCACATAACAAGCGAGTTGATTACCTAATCCTTGTCCATTATATATTTCAGTTACTATCATATTTTTCCTTACAATACATTATCTCTTCTCCCAAATTTCCAGAATACTTATTACTAATTTGATTCTCATGACACCGATTCGTCACCAAACAATCTTCAATCACCATAGGTAATCCGTATTTTTCTCCCAATCGGTAATAGTATGCCACATCCATGAGCATTGTCAAGTTTTCATCAAACAATTCAATGTTTCCATTTCTAAATGCCAGAACGGATGGGGAACTGATTGTGTTCACACCTTCCAACAATTTATCATTCCAGTACGGAACCATGAATTTCTCAAAATTCACACCATCTCTCGTATGATTACATCCACAAACAGCCCATTTATTATTTTTATACTGGAATACTTCATCAAATTTTTCCAAACATCTTCGGTCAAACATGAAGTCATCTTGAAACATGATCTTGATAATTTCACCTTCGGCTTTTTTTAAAACATTGTTGAGATTTGAAACACCATTACCATATTTTTCCTCATATTTGAAATATCGTAATATATAATCTTTCTCCGATTCCGCTAAACAAAAATCAAAAATATTAAAATTTTTACTATGATCAGAAATCACAATCTCCCAATCCTGAAATGTTTGGATTTGGATTGAATGAATTAGATCTTTCAAATACTGAAGACCAAATCCGTGCTGTTCCCACACAGGTATACATATTGAAAATCGTTTCTTCATTTTTTTTTAATTAATTTATTATTCCTATATAATAAATTCACATTATTTTGATAATATTTATGCTCTGTTCTGATAGTGTTATCATGATGAATATGCCAACATATAGCATCTGGTGAACTTATCCCAGCTACTTTATTTTTAAAACCTGATTTAGTATATATATCAACATCTTCACATCCCCATCCTATAAAATTGGTATTATATCCTTCGATTCTATCGAATGCTATTTTAGATAGCATGTTGATACCACCCACAGAATGATCATGCGCTACTGTCATGTATTCATTATCATAACCTATATGTCGTTCTAATAATAACGATTCTAATTTAGAAAAATTAAACTCTACTAATAATTCTCTGTGTTCTTTTTTAACATCTACAAAAAGACCATTATATGGATAAACGTGATCTAATGAACCATTCAATATTAATTTTTGAGAATGTTGCAAGTATTCTGGTTTTACTAAAACATCAGTATCATAAAAACATAAAACTTTACCAGTTGCTATTGTTGCAATTTTATTGAAACATAAAGTTCTTTGATAGATATCATCATTCTTAAAAAATCCTATTGATATTTTTGGATATTTCTCTTTAAGTTTTTCCAATTCACTATCTAATTCAGAATCATCATTAATTATAAATAATTCTTTATAATCAATATAAGTATCAAAATAATTTAAAATACATTTAAGATTAAAAATTCTATCATCAGAATCTCTTCTAAAATGTATTATAAATGAAGTTTCAGTTAAATTATACTTCGATTTTTGTAAATTCTGATCTGTATATATCATAATGATTTTGTAAATTATTGAACCATCTGTTTGGAAC